ACCCCAACGTCAAAAACGCCCTGGTGCTCAAGGCATACGACATTATCAGCCACCGACGCCTAGAGTTTGACGCCGGGCATACCGACATCGCGCAGTCATTCATGGCTATCCGCCGGGCCACCACCGCCAGCGGGAACCGCCCCACCTACGAAGCCAGCCGCAGCGAAGAAGCCAGCCATGCAGACCTGGCCTGGGCAACGATGCACGCACTGTTTAACGAACCGCTGCAGGGCGAAACCGCCAATACCAGCAATATTGTGGAGATTTTTTGATGGGCAAGAGAAATAAAAACCGCGCTGCAGCTACGCATAGTGTTCAGCACAGCGGCGCAAATAGAGCAGAAGCCTTCAGCTTTGGCGATCCGATCCCGGTACTGGACCGCCGCGAGCTGCTGGATTACGTAGAATGCGTAAAGATGGATCGCTGGTATGAGCCGCCGGTGAGTTTTGACGGCCTGGCCCGCACCTATCGCGCAGCGGTGCATCACAGCTCCCCGATTGCCGTGAAGCGTAATATTCTGACCAGCACCTTTATCCCTCATCCGCTGCTGAGCCAGCAGGCGTTCAGCCGCTTCGTGCAGGACTATCTGGTGTTTGGTAACGCCTATCTGGAGAAACGGACCAACCGGCTCGGCGGCATTTTGTCGCTGGAGCCATCGCTGGCGAAATATACCCGCCGCGGGATCGATCTCGATACCTACTGGTTTGTGCAATACGGCATGACCACACAGCCCTACGAGTTCACTAAAGGCAGTATCTTTCACCTGATGGAGCCGGACCTGAACCAGGAGATTTACGGCCTGCCGGAATACCTGTCCGCCATCCCTTCCGCCCTGCTGAACGAGTCCGCTACGTTGTTCCGACGCAAGTACTATATCAACGGCAGTCACGCGGGGTTCATCATGTACATGACCGACGCAGCACAAAACCAGGAGGACGTGAACAACATCCGCCAGGCCATGAAAAGCGCCAAAGGACCGGGCAACTTCCGCAACCTGTTTATGTACTCGCCCAACGGCAAAAAGGACGGTATTCAGATCATTCCGCTTTCAGAGGTAGCGGCAAAGGATGAGTTTCTGAACATCAAGAACGTGAGCCGCGATGACATGATGGCAGCGCACCGCGTTCCGCCTCAGATGATGGGGATTATGCCTAGCAATGTTGGCGGGTTTGGGGATGTGGAGAAGGCAAGCCTCGTCTTTGTTCGTAACGAATTGATGCCGCTACAAAAGCGCTTAGAGGAATTGAATAGTTGGGTAGGCAAATCTGTGATTAACTTTAACCCTTATATATTATCTTAATAAACATCTCTTGCAGGAAACTTCCCTGCAAGAGATGTTTTTGCAATTAAATTCAAAAAGATAACAATCGCCCTCCAACATTTTCGATAAAACCTAACTCTGACTCTTCCATATCGGATATTATCATGAGATGAATAGGCAATATCAATTGGAGCTTATTTATTTTCATTCTCAAAAGTATAGCATCTGGAACATAACCAACGATTAAAATATCGATATCATTGGCCTCATCGATACTTGTGAGAGCGGAGCCAAATAAATAAATCCGCACTCCATGTGAGCAATGTTCCAGAATGATATTACAAACAACTTCAGTTATAACTGATAAACTCATCACTTCGAGATGCGACTCAACAAATCTCCCCATTTGAAGATTTGAACATTCATACTTTGGGCTGCAACGGTAGCCTCATGGGTAATTCTACTATAAGGATTAGACGACAAAATAATATCACAACTACCATGTATCTGACATGCAGTGCGTACTGCCTCTGCACTCAAATCATAATCATTTACGGAAAGAATAATCAAACTCGGTTTTGAGTGCCTTTCAACCATATATTTTTTATTGGTCAACCTTTCGACACTGCTGACAGCTGAATGTTGAAGAAGTCCACGACTAATAAATTTATTTTCTTTATCAAGATGCTCACTGATATTGTCTAGATCTAAACCCGTTGAAAAACGTCCAAAAGAATCATATGCAATCCCTTTTGACCGTAGCAATTCGATTACATCACCAGACATGAACAATAAATCACCATGAATAATCAGTATATTTAATTGCTTACCATCCAAATATTCATTTAAATCGGATAGCTCTATCCTTCCTCCATTCACAGCACCAACAAGATATATCCCTCCATTTCTTGTTGTTACCGTTAAAGTTTGATTGTCATGCGCGATAACATTATCAACACTCTGTTTGGTAGATAGCTTTTTGTCCATCCAATTAATAAAACCTGAACTCATTCCAATACTCATAATTCACCCTTTGAATAAATCAATTGCTTCAGACGGAAATTTCTCACCATTATCATTCGTTAACTCTAAATGTTTTGACTCAAAATCATCAACATGCATGCAAAGTTTAACAAAAACATCTTTTTCATGCTCTTGAATTAATTGATAATTCTTATCAATTAGCCTTATGATTTTTCTGTTATTAGGTAGGATATGCGTCTGGATTTTCCTTAACCATATATTTACTTGCGGGCTTTCAGGGTTTAGTGCCGCCTCTGATTGGGGTCCATAAGTATTAAATATTACTTTATTTTCCCTAAACAATTTATCAAGCTCAGCATGTACCTCTTCCCGGCTGTCAAACTCACGCACCCCAAAGGTTGCATTAATTTTCGCGATATGCTCTTCTTTCCATCCCCTGATAATTTCATCCGTATAATGTTCCTCGGCCTTATCTATTTTAGTATGACAATTAGCGCAAAGAAGGATTATATTATCGAAATGCCCTCTTTCCTCGGCAGTTAATTTCTCATTAGTTCTAGGGCCATTATCAATTGCGCTGAATATATGCGCCAATTCTCCAATTGTAATAACTTTATCCCCAGCATCTTCGAACAGCGGTTCAAGACATTTAGGATTCTGGCAATACCCACCTGAACTTGCGAAAAGCTTCCTTACTGTGATTGATCCTGGGCTGGCCCGACCTCGTGAACATGCCATTTCGTATCTCCTGATAAGGTTCGAATTTACAATAATTTATGATAACCAAAAAAATTTAGCTAACAAATAAATTGCCCGCATCGTTTGATTTTCCTAGTTTTTAAATACCAAGCGCGCGCTCGTATCCCCGCCACGCCTGCCCGCTTTATGTAGTGGTTTTCATGCGCCTGCATGACATAAGCAAAAGCCCGCCATTCCTGGCGGGCCTGAGCTAAACGATCCTCAAACGATCATGCGATTTCATGCAGCATGATCATGCACACATCTACGCGCTCTGATCCTTTGTCTCTTCTGGCTCAGAACAATCATCAAAGGATAAGTAGGTTCCGGTATCGAAGAGTGAAACTGCTTCTACCTGATCCATCGGAATGACATGCCTGAAATGCTGCAAATTCAAACCCTCTGAATCCGCAGTGATACCTTTCGCCAAATACAGTTCGTAGTAACGGTGCTGCTCATGATAGCGGAGAGTATCTTTATCGCGATAGCCACTGATGTACGGAATGATCGCCAAATGTTGAGTATGGCTGTGTTCAATACGCGGAGCCGCAACATAACCGATATAGACCTTTCGCGATTTAAGCGTAACGAAGATCAGCATATCTTCATCTATAGCCTGTACAAGAAGAGACTCAACACCATCCATAGAAGCCATTTCTCTGTATGCAGCTTGTCTTACCTCTTCTTTTTCAAGTGATTTTCTCGCATTCTGGCCGGCAGCGTAGGCCAACAAGCATGACATCCCCATTGAGAATGCAAACAGCAATGGATAATTCATGACTTCTTTAACTGTCAGCCATGAGTGAATGTCTTTCATGCCGTATGTCGGCCAGATTAGGTGAGGCAAAGAGATAATTAAGCTGATAAGCCAAAGAATAATGTAGAGGGAGAAAATGACGCCGAAACCTTGAACAACAAACTTACAACCGTGCATTGCAACATAGAAGTAAGAAGTCCAGCCGTTGGTTCTTGCGTGGCGTATGCGGGATTGATAGTGATTTTCTGTGTACCAAAACCCGCATACGAGAACAACCATTATGACCAGTGGTCCCATCGTCCATCCTTAACGTTTAGCTGCCAGTTCCTTCATGCGCGCTTGCATAGAATCACGAACTTCTTTGTTGTTCATGTTGAGAACAGCATTCCCATTAGCATCAGTAGTGATTTTGCTATTGTTAGACTGCTCAATGTCTTGACGGATGACATTCTGCATCCAACGCCCAGGTGCTGTGGCAAATTTTCCAAACATCTTAGTCATACGCCCTCCTCGCTGTGCCTACATTGCATGTGGCATTGCAGTTAATTCTTCTTGTTATGACCTTATTGTAGAACAATGCCGGGTCGCAAACATCTTGTAGAATCGTTTATCTATCGCATTTTCATTGCTAGGACAAGAAAAACCGCTCGTAACTCAACCGACACCGTCTAGAAAGGCACATGTAGTGCTTCTATTCTGAAAAACAACTAACGCCTCACTCAGCTCGTTGTTCAACCTTGCTGACGTAAGAAGCGAGTTCTCACGCCAGCAAGGTTTCAGTTGCTAACCGGGAAGATCCATTGAGCGGTTGTATTCATGAGCACGAATCTTCGCCATCAGCTCATCAGTCAACTCAGAAACCCACTGGATAGCCAGCCGCTTCTCTTCATCATCACACTCACTAGCCGCTACAAGCTTGACAAAAAAATCAATGCGCTGGAGCTTCAACGACTCCAAAAAATAGTCCTGCATCTTCCCTCCTATTACGGCCAACCACACAAATTAACTGTATATATATCCACTGTTTATGCATACAGTATAGTACCAATTTCAAAATGTAAAACGGTTTTTAAACCTCTATAACAAAGTCCTGATATGAGTCAAAAACATGAAAATATATCCGTACCGTCAGTAATACTGACGCCATTTGTCATCTTCGCGTAGACGCTCGTTCCGGTAAAAGACTCGCAAACCACCGCCTGACGGAAAGCTGCCACCGCGTAAAAGCAGATTTATTTCATACTCGCTGCCATCGAACCCACGGGACTGCAGTTCACACTCAAGCTGCAGGCGCTGCTGATCCGATATGCTCTGTTTGTATTCCTTTTTCCGCTTCGGTTTAACGAGTCTCAGCCTGGCGGTCAGATCACGGCGTTCTTTCTGCCCCATGCTGTGCAGGTACTCATGCAGCTCCTCGTCATTCATGGACGTAATATCCGGTACTTCACCCCCTGTCTGGTTCAAATTTTCAACAGGGGGACAGTTATTGCCACGAGTCCAAGGGGCGCGAGCGCCCTGGTCGGCTGTCGCCTCCTGAACGTCAACGGCCTTACGAACCATTTTCCACTTCATCGCGTGTGTGCAGATCCGGCCCTCAACTATCGGGGACCAGATTCCATAAATGCGGATGCCGTGATCGCCGTAGGTGCCCGGCTCGTCGTTCAGCTCGTATGCAGTACGAATAAGGTGATGTTTCCGGGGAACCAGAACGCCGCCCTGCTTCATGATGTAGCTGGCAAAGCAGCCCGCATCAGCCGCAGCTAACACGGCATCAAGCCGCGCATTTTCCAGCACCGGCGCACCTGATTTTTTGTCACCCTGCGCTCTCGCGGCCTGCCCGGCCAGCAAACGCAGCTCGCGGTATGCCTGGCGCCCTGGGATGCCGAAGAAACGGAACTGCTGAACGCGATGCAGGGATGCCCAGGCACTGACGTGCTCGGCGCTGTCCCGCAATGATTTGCCGGTTTCTTTGCTGATCTCTTTTGCCAGTCCACGTCCGTCGATGTTCTTGCTGATGTATTTGGCGATGTAGCTGGTCGGCGTGCCTTTACGCGGGTTGATGAGTTCAGACTTGAAGCGCGGGCCAGTATTGTTGCCCAGCTCGACACGGTCATCACGAATGGCAAATTTTCGCAGCAACGCAGTGAGCGTGCGGCGGTCTTTTTTACGCATGAAGCACAGCAGATGCCAGTGCACGGTGCCGTCATGGTGCGGCTCAGCAACGCGCACGCCATACCAGCGCAGCCCAGCTTTGTGCATGGCCTTGCGGAATGCGGCGAAGGTATCAACCATATAATCACTGCTCTGCCGGACCGTTTCGCTGGTCCACTTCGGATTCGGCCTGCCGTTTTTGAGGGTGGCGTGGAAGCGTGACGGGCAGGTGATGGTATAAAACACAGCGCAGTCGCCACGCATTTCTGCGATCAGCTCCAGCCCTTTTACACAGGCCATCATTTCATTACGACGGTGCGCCGGGTTGCTGCTGCTGGCGTTCACCACGTCTTCCATATCCAGTGTGTCACCGTCGGCATTGACCAGTTCGTGCGACTGGAAAAACTCCAGCGATTTGCGGCGCTGCTCGCGTTTGTGGATCACGGCTTCATAGCTGACATACGGGGATGCTTTCTTGTTGACCAGGCAAACGGCGCGCAGCTGTTCCTCCCGCCACTCGCAGCGCATCTGCCACAGTTTGCGGTACCACCAGTCTGCACACAGCATTCGCGCTAGCGAACCCGGAATAAGGTCATAGGGCACCGGCTTGCGACGGCGTTTCTTGCGGCGCAGCTGTTCAAAGGCAGGCGGAATGACATCAAGACGCATAGCCTCTGCCGCTACCTTTTCCCATGACTGGTGAATTTGTTCCGGCTTGACGTCATCAGTCACAAACAGATCGCTGCAGGCAGCATCGAGACAGAGGCTCATGTGAGCCGCAACCAGGGTGGACAACCGCTTGACCTGCTCCTGATTCATTTCCGGCAGAACCAGCAGCCCCTCTAGCCCTTCGTGGCACGCCATAAACCGGAAAGAGGCAGACACCTGACTTTCACGCACCCGATCCAGCCGCTCAAGACACGGTCTGATGGTCTCGTGCAGATAGCGGGAATAAGCCTTTGGCCTTCCCAGCCCCTGGAAGAACTTAATTCTTTCCAGCAGAGGTTTACTGACGTGGGCGGGTTCGGCGCTGACGTTAGCCAGAATGACTAAGTCGGGATTAAAGCGCTGTTGCTCACGAGCCATTTTGGCGCGACTGATGAGCTGGTCCCGTTCAAGTTCACGCTGAACAGGATCGCGGGATTCATTGAAGAAATAGCGTTCCCAGACCTCATCACTCAGCGCCTCACGCCGCAGCTGTTCCTGCTCGTTGTCTGCAGCGTAGAGAGTGATCAGGTTTGAAAGCGCGGATACCGGCGCAACTTCCGCCGTGTCCAGATAGGGGTTAATTGCTTTTTTCGGAGCCATCCAGGGGAAAGCCCCGGCGGCCTCAGTCGGACCGCCTTTCTCTTTTGATAATTCAGGCATCACTGGCAGACTCCGAAGCTCACAGCGCGCCTCGGGTGTAATGCTTCCCTTTCAGCTCTGCGATTTCCTGGCACGTCACGCAGCAGTGCACGCCAGGGATGGCTTGCCTGCGAGCTACTGGGATTGGTGCCTCGCAGTCGATGCAAATAACGCGGGCAATGCCTGGCTTTCTGACGCGAGCATTCTGGATATGACGCTGCAAGTTTTCTTCGACACGCTGCTGTACGAGATCCATGGAATCAGCCATCAGTGCCAGTCTCCGCGTGATTCAGCTTCATAACGGGCAACTTCACGGCGCAGTAGTTCTGCCGCCTCCACTCCGTTCATTCCCTCTTTCAGGATGTGGATCGCCAGTGCCTCCATGCGGATGGAAACGGCAAAGGCGCAGCTTTTACGCTCATCTAGGCGAGTCTCGTTAAACAGCTGGAATAAACCGGCATCATCCGGTCCGGTTTTGGTGATACGTGTTTCACTATTTCGCATAATCATTTCTCCTGAATTTGGGCAAAAGAATGCCCGGCGGGTTTACGCCATTAATTTCTGTTTTGGGTTAATTCGGCATGGTTAGCCGTTTGGGAAATAAGCTCACCACTGCACGAAAATGATTCATTGCTTTAATCAGCTCCCGCGTTTCGTCAGCGGTCAGCTCACTAATTTTGACGCTGTGACGTTCTGCCGGAATTTTTGCCATGAAGAATATGGCGGCCAGTGCCCTCTCGTTCTGTTTATGATTAATGTCACGTGGATCGCGCATATCATGAATAAACCTTTCCAGTTCCCGCTCAATATTCAGACCAAATACTTTTGCTCTCAGCTCCGCTATATGGTTCAGTCCATCGAGGCGTTTACCGGGACTTAGTGGAACAGTCGCTGCAGGACCTTCAATAGCCATGGTTTAGCCTGTTTGATAGTGGACAGGTCAGCCAGAAGGACATCCTGCGAGCGGCATGGATGCCATCGTTTACCACCTTTTGCGATAATCCAGCCGTGACCGCAGTGCATTGCCGGGCTTTGCTTAACGAGAAGCGATGCAAATGAGGGTTCATTTTTCAGCATAAGCACCTCAGCTCAGCCCAAACGAAGAGCCAAGGCCCGTCACCGTATCGACGACACTTGCCATTGCCGGGTTAGCCTGTAGCCGCGCCTGCAGCGAAATCGCGGTAAGTGCCATCAGCCGAGTAACGGAGTTGACGCTTTCGACAACCTGGCGGCGGGTAGTGGCATTCATCTGAACGCCAGATATTGCGCAAGCGGCGACACGGCCGATCTCAGAGGTGGCTTTCAGGACGTACTGAGGCATTTTCTCCCGAGCGACTTCATTGGTTGGTACGCATGGCAGGCAATGAATCTGAGCAAGGAATCCATCAACCAATGTTGAGTCTTCGGTGAGATCGGTCAGCAGCCAAATATCTGGTGCGGTGAGCTGATGCGGTTGCTCCGGGTTGAGCTTATTGCGCAGGGTTTGAACGTTCATACCTGCTTGCTCTGCCAGCTTCGCCATATTGTGACGTAGAGCGAAAGTCCGGCAGGCTTCATTGAAATGGGGATGTTTTGATATGCGATAGTCAAACATAGTCAGTTGCTCCGTGAAGTCTCAAAATGGAACTAGTTGATAGTCACGTTGCAATCAGAAAGGGCGTCGACAGTCATGGCAGCAATGTTAATCATTACTTTTTCACGCTTTTTGTCCTTGCGTAGGCGATGACGAAGCAGCCGTCCATCTGCAAGCATATCGTTGATGGTGTCGATAGATAACCCAGTGAGTTCACTATATCTTTCGATTGTGACGTGGGGGGTGATGAGAGTGATTGAAATGTTAGGTCTCATGATGCAACATTCCTCGTTTAGCAATGATTAATCAGGATGAATACTGATCGTTTGTATTTTGTGAACACCATAAACATACGATCGCATCATGAAATCGTCAAGGTAAAAGTTCACCTGGAGTGACCATGAATTTGGAAAAAGGCGGCCGTGGTGCCATAGAGCGTATGGTTGAGGCCTATGGTTTCAAGACAAGACAAGCGTTGTGTGATCATTTAAAAATTTCTAAGAGCACCTTAGCCACGCGCTATATGCGTGACTCATTCCCTGCAGAATGGGTGATTCAATGTGCCTTAGAAACAAAAGTGCCCTTAGATTGGCTAGCTTTTGGTAGCGGTGCAATACAAAAGTCTCAAGATAGTTCACAAAATGAAAACATAATTCAAACCAAGTTGTTTAAAATTGTGCATGGCAAGCTCAAACATGAAGATGAGTTCGCTTTTGATAAAAGATTATTAATAAGCGATGAGCAAGTTTCGCTTGCGCTAGAAACTAATGAATCTATTCTCTTACTTAGTGATAGATGGGATATTATTGTTGACGGGGATTGGCTTATAGATCTTGACGACGAAACAACGCTAAGAAGTATAACTAAGCGTCCAAACAAGCGACTACATGTTAAAAGTTACGATAATGAATTTGAATGTAATGCAGACGAACTTAAATTATTAGCAAAAGTTATTGTAACTTGCTTTAGAGGTTAACGTGAATAACAAAAATGATGATAAATATATCGTAGTAGAAATGATTGTTACTATCAATGCAAAGGAATACATTGCATCAAATATAAAATCATTTAATTCACTGCTTCAGGCGCACTCTGATATTACAATTAATAAAAACAGTCTCAGATGGAAAAGCATGCAATTTGAATACAATATTCAGCATGGCAATGTCGATTCTGAGAATAATTTTTTTGATGTAGAGTTAAAAATAGACAAAAAAGACAACCAAGTTACTTTTGATGAATTTACATCTTTAGTTAGAGAAATAAAGAAAATTGTTGGCCGCTTTACAACAACGCCTCCGCAAATGATATGGGATGATATATCAAAATATTATGCGTCTGAGGCCTACCCACTCATACATAATATTGAAAACATTCTTAGAAAACTTATAACTAAGTTTATGTTAGTTAATATTGGTATTAGCTGGATAAAACAAACACTACCAGAGGATTTCAAAGCATCTCGAGGCAGTAAAAATACAAATAAACAAACCTCTAATAACATTCTATATGATACTGATTTCATACAATTATCAGACTTTCTGTTTGCAGCATATCGAGATATTGATGTGAGCGAATTAGTTAAAAGATTAGAAAACATTAACCCTAATGAATTTACTGCTGATGCAGTAGACGGGATTAAAAAATTCATACCACGCTCTAATTGGGATAAATATCTAAAAGACCATGTTGAATGTGAAGGAAGTTTCCTACAAAAACGATGGACTGAACTGTATGAACTAAGGTGTAAAATCGCCCATAACAATACTTTTACAAAGAATGAATTTGAAAGAGTAAAAAACATAATTGATGACTTATACCCTCCTTTGATCTCTGCAATTTCTAAACTAAGCAAAATCAAAATAACAGAAGAAGAAAAACAAGAAATTGTTGATGAACTAGATAAGCAAGAGATAGTTAAAGAATTTGACAAACAAGAAAGCACGTCCCATGATCAAGTTCTAGTAAAGAAATTTATTTCTCAAAGTAACAGGTTAGGCAGTAGATTAAATAGACTATCTCGGATCTTGCGTGACCTTCCAGAAGGTACTAAAATTATCGAAAGAGTCAAAGATCTGTATTTGAGTAATATATTGACTGATGAATTCTATCATGAATTTAAATCAATAAATGAGGCAAGAACGAATTCAAAACGGCTCACTATTTACGATAATTTCCAGCTGGATGAATTATTGAATATTTCAAAGAATCTGAATAATCAACTAAATGATGTGCTTGATTCCTTAGGTTTGGATGTGTGATTGTGTGGTTTTCAAACATTGACCACTGTTCAAATATACAGTTAAATTTAGCTCTCAGACATGAGGGCTTTTTTATGGCAGTACGAAAACTCGACACAGGAAAATGGATTTGTGAATGCTATCCCGCCGGGCGTAGTGGGCGCCGCGTGCGTAAGCAGTTCGCCACAAAAGGCGAAGCGCTGGCTTTTGAACGTCACACAATGGATGAGGCAGAAGCTAAGCCCTGGCTGGGTGAATCGGTAGACCGTCGAACTCTTAAAGACGTAGTTGAACTCTGGTTCAAATTACATGGCAAATCACTGACCGCCGGCGAGCATATGTACGACAAGCTGGTCCTGATGGTCAATGCACTCGGAAACCCTCTTGCTACAGATCTCAGTTCCAAATTGTTCGCTCATTACCGTGACAAACGCCTGACGGGTGAAATCTATTTCAGTGAGAAGTGGAAGAAAGGTGCCAGCCCGGTAACTATTAATCTTGAGCAAAGCTATCTCAGCGGAGTTTTTAGCGAACTGGCCCGTCTCGGAGAATGGACAGCACCGAACCCGCTAGAGAATATGCGCAAGTTCACCATTGCTGAAAAAGAAATGGCTTGGCTAACGCATGAACAAATCAAAGAGCTTCTATACGATTGTCAACGCCAAAGCGCCCTACTCGCTCTTGTCGTTAAGATTTGCCTGAGTACGGGCGCGCGCTGGCGCGAAGCGGTGAACCTCACACGCTCTCAGGTCACAAAGTACCGAATCACATTTGTCAGAACCAAAGGCAAGAAGAACCGCAGTATTCCAATCAGCAAAGAACTGTACGAGGAAATCATTACCCTGGACGGCTTCAAGTTCTTTACTGACTGCTATTTCCAGTTTTTGTCCGTGATGAATAAAACCTCCATCGTGCTTCCACGCGGCCAGCTTACCCACGTTCTACGCCATACTTTCGCAGCACACTTCATGATGTCTGGCGGCAACATCCTTGCCCTGCAAAAAATCCTTGGCCATCACGACATAAAAATGACCATGCGCTATGCTCACCTTGCACCTGATCATCTTGAGACGGCACTTCGTTTCAATCCTTTGTCCACGCTCACAAAAAATGAAATATCTTCACATACTTAGAAGCTTTTAGTTATACCTATAGGGTTCATCAATAAGAATGACGCTTTATGGAGTATATAAAATATGTGGCCAAGAAATAGATATACGGGCCCCGGTGGCGGGTTATATTCAGGACCAGGTGGAGGTCTTTATACCGGACCTAATGGAGGAGCTTATACCGGGCCAAATGGTGGAATGTATACCGGCCCGGGAGGTGGAATGTATACCGGCCCGGGAGGGGGTTTGTATACTGGGCCGGGAGGTGGCATGTACACGGGCCCTGGCGGTGGTTTATATACTGGGCCGGGAGGTGGCATGTACACTGGCCCAGGAGGTGGTTTATACACAGGTCCGGGCGGAGGAATGTATTCGGGTCCAGGAACCTCTTACTCAAGCAACATCCCACCATGGGAAGTGTTCGTTAGCATTTTACGACGACACGGCCACGGCAACTTAGCTGATGTTATCGAACGTTATCTATAAAGTTTTTTTAATCGGAAAAAGCTACACATAAATATGCATATTAATTCTATAAATAGCTTATAAACTAACCGTCTCCTTAATTAACCTCTTGTAACTTGATTTCCAGTGGCGACAAAGTGGCGGCAGCGGTTGGCATTGCCCCGTAATCGCCACTCCTTACCACCAAGCTAACTCATTGATAATCTTGCAAATCATTGTTTTAACTAACCCGTTTACATAAATGGGTTTTTTGTTATCTGAAATTCGTGTTTTTAAACCCACTTCCCGGCACACACCCTCTTCATATGTCGCAATAAAGTGACGAAATTCATCTGTATAGTTTCTCGCCACCCTTCTCCCATTTAAGTGTTACGCTTAATACCTGAAACCCCAGCCCTCCCCGAGCCAAAGGAGCAACAATGCTCGCGTTGTACAACACATTGATCGTGCTTTTAACCGTTGCCGCCATGG